TGCCGCAGGTAAAGCAGGCGGGATGCTAGAACCAAAAGCTAAGACTTTTACTATCCCTGAAGTTAAAGCTAGGGCAGCCGCTAACTACGCTAAGATGGACGAGGCAGGTGTTACTGTTAAACCAAAGAGTGCTTTGGATATGGTGGGTACTTTGCGTAATGACTTAGCAGAGAATAACTACATCCCTAAGACAGACACTAAGATTGCGAATGCTTTAGAAACATTTGAAGAGATTATTGGTACTGAGCGTGTCCCTTTCAATAAACTTGAAAAGCTCCGGTCTATCGCTACCAATCTTTCTAACGATAATGATTCTAATACTCGCCGACTTGGTAAAGTCATGGTTAATGGTATGGATGACTACTTAGGTGGTCTTACTGGTCGTGATGTGATGGCAGGTAAAGAAGGCTTGGATAAGGCAGTTCAATCAGTTATGTCAGCACGTAAGGACTGGAGAGCTGCCAGTAAAGCACAGATCGTTCAGGACGCTTTCGATGTCGCTGAGGCACGAGCAACTAACCCTAAGAAGTCAGAAGCTGAGTTAATTCGTGGACAACTGGAGAGCATCTTAGCGAACAAGAAGAAAGCCAAGATGTTCACAGACGCAGAGATCAACGCGATGAAGGCTACTGTCAACGGCGGCCCTGTGGATACATTCTTGTCTATCTTGTCTCGTTTCGACCCACGCAAGAGTCACCTATCTGCCGCAGGCGCTGGTGGTGCTGTAATCTATGATCCAGTAATCGGAGGCTCTTTAGCACTTGGCGGCATGGCAGCGGAGACAGCTTTGAGTATGTCTAAACGTAGACAGTTAGAAGCTCTAACACGCTCGATTGCTTCCGGTACAGCTAAGGATGTTCCTAACTACAAGTACCAAGGACTGCTCGGCGGTGCTCTTGGCCTCCAGCCTTAAGGAGTAACTAATGACATTCTCATTCGGAACTAAAAGCTCCGAGAGGCTCTCTCAAGTCCACCCAGACTTGCAGAGGGTCTTCAACGAAGCTATCAAAGACAGTCCTCTGGACTTCTCCATCACTGAAGGTCTTCGCACTAAGGAGCGCCAGAAGGCTCTCTTTGATGCGGGGAAGTCTCAGACGATGAACAGTAGGCACATCACAGGTAAGGCTGTGGATATTGCTGTCATCAAAGATGGTGAAGTTACTTGGGACTTTAAGCACTATCAGACTGTTGCTGAACACATCAAGAAGATTGCTAAAGACATGAAGATTGATCTGGTCTGGGGTGGTGATTGGCAGTCCTTTAAAGATGGCCCTCACTTTGAATTACACCGTAGCGTGTATCCTTAAGTGAGGAGCTATGATTGATCCCTTAACAGCCCTAGCAGCGGTAACTACTGCTGTTAATCTGGTGAAGAAGACAATCAAGACTGTGGATGATGTTCGCAGTCTTGGCCCTGTCTTGGGTAAGTACTTTGATGCCAAAGCTGATGCTGTAAAGGTATTGGAAGAAGGTAGCAAAGGAGGTTTCAAAGGCTCTAACATGGGCAAGGCAGTTGAGCTTGAGCTTGCTATCGAGAGTGCCAGACAGTTTGAGGAGCAGGTTAAAGGATTGTTCTTCCCTAACAACATGGATGTATGGGAGAAGATTGTTAACAGGCGCAAGCAGATGGACGAGGATGACAAGGCTCAACGCAGACGAGCTGCTGATGCTGCTAAACAGGCGGGTAAGAAGCGTAAGGAAGATACTGAGTTGTGGCTTGCTATAACACTATCTTCTATTATCTTAATCTTGCTTATGTGGGGCGGAATTGAAGTATTACTTTACTGCAAAGCTATGCAATGTGGTTATTAAAGATAAAAGAATATGATAAACTTACTATTACCCTTTGCTGGTAAGCTGCTCGATAAGTTCTTTCCTGATCCTGCTCAAAAGGCAGAGGCTCAGATGAAGCTTGCTGAACTTGCTCAGAGTGGCGAACTAGCCCGTATTGCTAATGATACTAAATTATTTGAGGTGGATCAAAGCAATGTCACTGAACGTTGGTCAGCAGACATGGCTAGTGATTCTTGGCTGTCTAAGAACATCCGTCCTATGTCATTGATTGCAATTCTGAGTGGCTACTTTACGTTTGCGATGATGTCTGCTTTCGGCTACAATGCTAACGAGTCATATGTGACTTTGTTGGGTAATTGGGGTATGCTGATTTTTGGTGCTTACTTTGGCTCACGTAGCCTTGAAAAGATTGTTGAATTACGAGGACGAAAATGAAAGATTGCTCCTGTTGCAAACTAACCAAATCATTAGCTTTGTTTAGTCCAGATGTCAGAACAACAACTGGCAAGGCAAGCCGATGCAAGGAGTGTACGGCTTCTGTAAAGAAGCAAAAGTATGCAGAAAATCCTGAGAAATACCGTAAGATTTCTTCAGACTATGCGAAAAGAAATTACTCGTCTAAACTAGAATCTAACAATAGGTACAGACAGGATAACCCAGAAAAGGTTAAACAGTGGAAGGCAAAAGACAGAGCAGATCACAAGAATAGAATTAACGCTGATAACGCTAAACGCAGAGCGCAGTTGAGAACTGATATAACTCCTGAGATTATTCAGATGTATGCTTTACGTGACTTCTATATTGCTATGTCTTTAGGAGAATCTTTTCATGTTGACCATATCATCCCTCTCGCTAAAGGAGGATTACATATAGCAGAAAACTTGCAAGTAATCCCTGCTATTGATAACCTACGCAAAGGAAGTAAGTGAGATGGAACAGAGAGATGTATCCCACAACGAGATCTACGAGAGGCTAATAGCGGTAGAAGCTAAGGTAGACAAAGTAGCAACAGATACAGAGGACATGGTATCTGCTTTCCACGCTGCTCAAGGGGCTTTCACAGTCCTCGATTGGGTAGCTAAGGTAGCTAAACCTATCCTGTGGATTGCAGGCGGTATCGCTGCTGTGTTCACTATCTTGCACAATCAGAAACTGTAAGCACAAACAGATAAGGCCACTAGAGTTGACGCTCTAGTGGCCTTTTTCGTTTACTCTACCGTCTCTTGCACAACTACCTTAGACTTCTTAGGCTTAGGCGGCTTATTCAAATTGTTCAAATACTTATATCGTTTTAACATGCGAGCTTGTGCCTCGTCTGCTGAATACCAGAACTCCTTACCGTTCTTCAGCTCATCAAGTTCCTTAGCTGTCAAAAAACCTGTGTAGCAGGTATCCAGTAGCTTGTTGATCTGCTTGGTAGCAAAGTCAGTCTGGTTCTTGACGTTAGGCACTGTACCGATAGAGCCATAGTGAGCTGTGTGGAGCATGAAATCTGCACTCTCAGCAATGTAGCACTCATTGGCCATACAAGCAATCATAGAGGCCGCGCTGTAGGCAGAACCAAGAACAGTCACAGAGACATCTCCTCGGCAGCCCTTCATAGCCTCAATGATCGACCATGCACTATCAGCACGCCCACCTGAGCTGTTAATCAGGATGTTCACGTTATCGTTCTCACCGCACGTAGCCAAGCAGTGAATGACATCACGGTAGTTACCCGGAGAAGTAATATCTTCATCCAAGAATACCAAGTGAGTGCTCATCTGCTGAGTGCTTGTGCGGATAAGTCCCTTTTGCTCTGGCATCATCATCATAAGTTCTTCAATACCTTCGTTAGCTTTAGCCATTATTCACCATCCTCATATTTAACACGGGCAATAATGTAGTTCTTAACAAGTGAACTACGGACAATATCCTCAATGTGGAACTCAATGCGAATGAACTCCTTCATCAAGCCTGCAATGTCAAAGAACTTCAGGATACCGCTTTTGTCATCCTTCTTCTTCAAGTCAGTCTGTCGGTAATCGCCGCAGAAGATAATCTTGGACTTGTCACCAACACGGGTAATGATGGTGTCTAGTTCCTCGAAGGTCATATTCTGCACCTCATCAACAACAATGATGCTATTGGAGAAGGTAGTACCTCGAATGAACGAGGTAGAGACAAACTCGATATGTCCTTGCTCAACCAAGCGATCCCAAGCATCCTTACGCTTGAACAGGTCACTACAGATCTGACGGTAAGGCTGGATATACACCTCCATCTTCTCATCTGCATCTCCCGGCAAGAAGCCCATGTCACGCCCTTGAACGCTACTACGGATGATAGTCACCTTGTTAAAGGGATTGTTACGATCCATAGCCTCTTCCAAGGCTTTGTACAAGGCAATGTATGTCTTACCTGTACCTGCTACGCCATGCAAGGCCATGAAGTAGTTACTGGCCTGATACGCCTCAAAGAAGTCCATCTGCTTCTCAGTCTTAGGCTTAATGACTGTCATGTCATCCAGCTTCAACTTCAGACTGTTACTAACCTTCTCACGAGGAGTCAGTTCCTTAGCCGGGATAGCTCGGTTCATTTGCTTAGTTGCCATTAATACTTCCTTGGTTAAGCTTCGTTGATAAAGACTAGATGAGGCATCTGACGTACCTGTGGGAACCTCTCAAGGAAGTCCTCACGAGACAGGTCAACACCTACTACGATCTCTGTAAAGGACTCGCCATCCTTGTTCAGGCGAGCCTTCAGAGCCGTACATGCAGGGCAATTCTCCTTGCTATATACTTCAATCTTCATTTTACTCCTTAGTTATGCGTGGCAGGCAACACATTCACCGCTACTGGCACTCACGCCAGCCTTGGTACGAATGTAATACAGACTCAAGATAAGAGGATCTTTAAACGCTGCCTTGTGGACAGCACTGATATGCTCCTCTGGATCATCTGCACCGAAGAACAGATTGATGGACTGACCTTGGCAGATATACAGTTGACGCTCAGACGCTTGGTTCAAGATGACATAAGGGTCAATCTCAAAGGCTGTCTTGAACACTTCCTTCTCTGCATCGGTCATCCATGTCACATGCTGGATGGAACCATCGTGGCTTGCAATCTCAAGCAATGTCTCACGACTGTACACACCTTCACGCTTCATGATCTCCAGCAGCTCAGGCACTACTCGGATGGTTTCTCCACCTGCTCCTTGTTGGACGAATACGTTGCCAATAAATGGTTCAATACCTTGAGATACCCCGCCCATAAGCTGGCTTGTTGACATGGTGGGAGCAACAGCAAGGCGGTGTGTATTGCGGACTCCGTATCCTTTGCAATAAGCAGGCTCTCCAAGTTGCACTGCAAGATACCGGCTTGCCTCTGTTGACTTCTGGTTAATTCCATCAAAGATCTCCACGTTAAGTTTACGAGCTTGGAAGCTCTCAAAAGGAATCATCTTCTTGTGCAGCAACGAATGCCAGCCCAAGACACCTAAGCCTAGCGCACGGCTCTTTTCAGTACTCGCCACTGCTTTTTCAAAGCCTCTTTTGCCAGTAGCCATCGACAGGAACTCACTAACAACACAATCAAGAAATACTGTCGCAGTAAATACAGCATCCGTGTCTTTCCACTCATCATACTTCTCCAAGTTCATTGATGCCAAGATACAGGTGAATGTCTCTTCCTCACCACTGTGCAGCATGATCTCCGTACACAGGTTAGAGGCTTTAACATCCAAGTTATGTTCCTTGTACATATCAGGACGAGCTTCAGCAACCTTATCGGTGAACAAAAAGTAACCCTTACCTGTCAGCATCTTCAGCTTCAACGCCTTCTGATAACGCTCAATAGCTTCAGGATGACCACTATCCAAGGACTCCATAAAGTCTTTACTGACTGTCCAGCCTACGTTAGCATCATCAGGGTTATTCTTCACCCAATCAGCCAACTCGTTAAAGTCAGGATGGTCAAGAGGAAGATAACCTGCCCAAGCCCCTCGGCGAGCAACCCCTTGAGTTACTCGCTTCATAGCATCTACGAAGGTTTGAAAGACTGGTAAGACTCCCGAAGCCGTGCCACCAGTGGCGATCTGTGAGCCCCGTGGTCGAATGTCACCCAGATACCCGCTAGTACCAAAGCCATTCTTAGTGAGCACAGCAGTATCAAGTAGTTCACCATAAAAGTCAGCAACAGAATCACCAATGTACTGACCACTACAAGCGACAGGCATCCCTTTAGTAGTGCCCAAGTTAGCCAGTGTAGGCGTTGAAGGACTAAGCCAGCCGTTCCAAATAACTTCAACGAACTTTGCATACCAATCTACTCCATCCTTAGGTGCATGTTTAGCTGCCGTAGCAGCGATCTGTTCCACACGATTCTTAAAGCTAGTGGAGCCTTCCATGTATTTGCTCTTGAACAGTCCCCATCCTCCTGTCTGATACCATGTAGGCAACAGCCCTTGTTGTTGGAGACGCTTACGCTCCGCACTCAGGAACTCATACTTATTGTCCAACACAGGTGTACTTACCATACGAAGCCCTTTTCATTCCATTTACGATTATATTGATTTCCAACCTTGGCGAAGAAATCGTGGATGGTGCTTGAGCTGATACCCAAGTAGAACCATTCGGAGATTGTATCACCAGTTTCATCAAAGATAGTGTCAAAGCCCAAATTGCTCAAGCAAATGTTAGCTCGTGCATTGACGAAGGCTTTCATGGCTGTAGCGTTGATGCCCTCAATGTCCCCATGAGAGAACAACAAGTCAACAATGCGATGTTCATGATCCACCAGAGCCTTTGCTGCAACATTAATGCGCTCTTTCATCCACTCCTTGTCCAGCTTGTTCTCTTCCATGTACGTACGGAACAACCAAGCACCTGCTTCGTGGTGGATATTCTCATCTCGCACGGAGAAGTTGATACCTGCAACGAGGTTACTCAGTTTGTTCTTACCGTTACTCTGGAAGTGCTTCAGGAAAGCAAAGCTAGAGTACAGGATACAGCCTTCCATCATTGAGAAGACTGCCAAGGAAAGGGGAATATCACGACTACCAGCAATAGCATCCAAGTACCCGACACGGCTAGCCAGTACAGGATCATACTGCCAAGATTGATGGAACTCTTCAGTAGCCAATCCAAGTAGTTCATTGATGCGGTTATAAAAGCGTGCATGTACATTACTTTCAAAGTAGCAGAAGGCATCAGCCATCAGGCCAATATCAGGATGCTGGAAGTTAGGTTTAACAGTACCAGACCAATACTCATCGCCAACAATACGTTCGTACTTGGTGAAGAGTTTAAGTGAAGTAGTAACACCATGCCGTTCAGCAGGAGTAAAGTCGGTAAGAATGCTGTGTACATCTTTCTCCAGATCAATTTCGTCAAAAGTCCAGAACACACCATTCTGCTTATCTGCAAAGGCTAGAGCCTCTGGATAGTCGAAGGTGTATGTTGTCTTCTTTGTTAGCAGGTTACGCATCAGTAAATTTCTCTCATCAGTTGTTCTTGTTTATCTTCAATGTAATCTTCAAAGCGTTCAATGATGTCATCGCTGTGGATATTAAGCAGCTCCAACAGCGTGACTTCATCAATACGTTGAAGCTTCTCTTTAAGCTCTTCAAACGTCAGATTCATAGTCATCAATCATCTTATCCAAATACCATCGAGCTTTTTTCAAGTCCTCTAGGCCATTCTTGTCCATGAATCGCATCAGGTATTGCATCATCTGCACATAATCGGCAATGAACATATGACTATAAAACATATGCACCGCTTCTTCATCGAACTTGTTGACTAGCTTTTGGATTACATCCCGAACCTCAATACCCTGCTCCTCGAACAACATGTAGTGCTTAGGCTTCTCCACTGGATCGTGGGTAATGCCTTTATACGATACCCAGAAGTCCTCAGAAGCAACGCCATTAGTCTTCTCAAACCAATCATCAATAGCTTCCTTGAGAGGCTGCGCTGAGTGACTAGGTGTCATATATAAATCTCCTTTTACGAAGTTAGAGTATCCGGTACAGGTAATACACGGAGTTTCTAAGTCCTTATCATTTAGTGCGTAGAAGCACGTATTACACTTGTTCACTGTACTTCCTTTCAAGGTAGTCAATCGACAACAGCATCTCATCAAAGCCGCCGTCCTTAACATCATTCAACATCAGCAGTCCTCGCCAGTGGCGGTTAGAGAGCTGATCCATGTAGTCTTCATCGTGCAAGTAATAACTACCTGCAATGATAGCACAGATAGGCTTACCATCAGCACGTTTACCGTAGGCAATCTGCTTACCCTGCTGATGCCCTGCAATGCAGCTCATGTGCAACTTGTTGACAATCGCCGAAGCGGTTCCAGCAGGACGGCCCATAGCGCCAACTGGCCAGTAATGATTAAAGCCGACATCGTTGAGAAATACAGGGTGTAGAAATTCATGTACTTCCCAATCCTTGTCGTAATCCAAGTCTTTAACACTAATCAGTCCTTCCAGAGTAGGGTTGTTATTAACAGCACGGTTAATACGGTTCTCGTGGTTGCCAAGAGTAAGGATCAACTTAGGTTTATACACCTTGTGCTTGGATTCCTTCTGAGTCTTCTGCAAGTCACGCAGAGGTTTCAGAAGCTTCTTCATAGCCTCCTTAACCACCTCTACATCTTTCTTGTACCGAAGACCTTCAAAGTATTTAGACCCCTTGACATCATGAGTAGACAAGGAGGGCATGTCTGCAAAATCACCAATGTTTACAATCACATCTGGTCGATAGTCACAGATAGCCTTTCCCGCCCACTCAAGATGATCCAGAGGTACTCCTTCTTTGACTTGGCAGTCAGGCACAACCAATATTTTCATGTGTACTCCTTTTTAATCCATTCAGCAAACAAAAGAAGCTGCTCTTTGGTTGCATTACTTTTCATATTGTTTGCCAATAAAGAAATAACCTGTACGTTTCCTTTAACGTAACCTAGTTCGGGGCTTATTTTGTCTAAACTAGCAGACGAAGATGTTCCCCCGTGGCTTCCTAGATTTCGTGTTAAAGGTATCCCTAAGATAGGACAGTATTCAGGAATAATAATATCCTCTACTGTAATATCAAAAGGAATTCCTTTCTTACGTGCACGATTTCGAGCAGAAGAAAGAAGACACTGTTCGGGTTTTCTTAGGCGGTAGTCTTGATGGTATTCAGCCGATGTTTTCCCTACATAGTGTCCGTAGTTTTTACGCATGCTCACCACCCATGTACTTCATAGTCTTCGTCATCGGTGAAGTATTCACCATTCCAAGGATCAATGTATCCGTGTTCATTCTCAACCATACGTTGATACGCAGGTTCTTTAACGCGCACCTTAGAGCGAATATCATACTTGTAGGCCGACTCAAGGAAGCTTACATAGTCATCCAAGGCTTCCATCCACGTAGGGCCGGGATTGTTGATGGTAGTGCTGTAGACTTTACCATCACAGTCTGTATACTGGAAAGCGTATTCTGTTTGGTCTTCATTGTTCATCGGTTACCTCCTTTATTACGCAAAGTTGTGTTAATGCGTCCAAGTTGTTTAATTACAAGTACTGAAATTGAAGCTGTTAACCAATAAGGCTGTTCCATAAATGCAAAAGCAAAGATTGATAGCCATACAACAAGCATCCAAATCTTTGAAACCGTATCGTCATTCATCTCGAATCTCCCGACCCTGTGAGGGTATTGTTAAGTTTACGTGCTACAAGTTTCTGAAGGTTCTTACTGGCAATGTCAGCCAAGCTCCAGCCCATTACCGTAGATAGGCCAGCGATCTGCCAGAGCACATCACCGGCTTCCTTTTGCATCCCTTCTTCGTCCAAGACACCATCTCGAATCCACTTGGCATACTTACCTGCAACTTCACCAGCTTCAGAGGTAAGGTTAGATACCATGTAAGCAGGGTTCTTAGCTGTCTCCATCGCTGTCTTGAACGCTAGTTCCTGATATTCATTTAGAAGCATTAGTCAATTCCTTTGCATAAAACAACTCTTTAACGGCAGGGAACTGTTCACAAACGATCAGTTTCACCTGTTCAGCAACCTCTCGGTGTTCCTTCTGCGTAGCCGCATCACAGCGAATATCCACATAGTGAAGCCAACTACGCAGATTACCAGCCATGTACATCCTACTCATGGTCAATCCTTCAGGCAGTAGCTTTCGTGCTTGCTCTTTGGCAACCCCTTTGGCAAGAGCCATGTTATAAACCAACTCAGCGTCATCACGAACCCTTTTCTGTGCTTGGAACCACCAGTTATGCAGGCTAGAATCACCAACTTCAAGGCTGTTCTGTCGGTTCTTAGAATCCTGTAGGCGAACCTCGGACAACTCAAAACCTTGTACAGCAGCATACCTCTGGCTAAACTCTTGGAAGCTGAAGCTGCGGTGTCGCAGAATCTGTCGTGCAATGTCGCGAGTTGTCTCGATCTCGATTGACAAGTGAACCATCTCCAGAGGCGACCAGTGTTTATTGTTAATCAAGTACTTCAACAACTTCGGGCCTGACTCTGTTGCATACTGGTTGTCCGGGTTAGAGACACGAGCCATGAATGCTAAGAGGTCTTGAGCATCTTTAATGCCCTTCTCAACCAGTCCCGGAGCAGGTACGGAATAGCATACCAAATTTACATTAGACATCTTCGCCCTCTACTTTCAGTTTATCACCTTCACGAATCCCTGCCTTTAATGCCTCTAGGATACCATAGCGGATAAGAGATTCTGTCTCTTCACGAGTCATGTCGAATGTATAGCTTGCGCTGCCGTCTTCATTCTCTTGAATTAGTTCAACATTCATCTAACCACTCCTGAGGAATTGTCTTATCAGCAAACTTGTATCCGTGCTTCCTACACCACATAGCATACGTTGTCTTAGACGCTTTGCTGATACGTGCATTGGAATTACTGAATACAAACCTAATGTCTAACTCTGGATTATGTTTCTTGACCATCAGGTGCTTCATACGATCAGCTAGGAGAAATCTCCCCTTAGTCTCAACGATGATGCCACTAGCAAGCACAAAGTCAGGTGTGTAGATATGTTCAGAAGCAGGTCGAATGTACTTCAACTTAACCTTCTCATACGTATAAGACACACCTAACTGATCCAGTTGTTCCGCTACTCTTTCTTCGAGTCCACTGCGGAATCCGTACTTAGTTGCAACTTGCTTGGCAGTAATTTTACGTCCGGTTGCCATAATTCTCCTTCATATCGTCTCAGCCACAAGAGCTGTCCTTGTTCAGTAAAATACTCCAGCGTATGCCCAAGTTCTTGATACTTTTCCCACGCACAACGTAAGAGTTCTTCTTTCGTCTTTGCGTCTTGGAGAGCTTTTTCAGCCTTCTTAGGGCCAATTCCCGCCAAGCACGGGATATTGTCAATCCTATCTCCAGTGAGAAGTTGCGTTGCAAACGACTTGTACGCTGTGAACTCATCGACATAGTATCTCTCATCTCGAACAGGGTTGTAGTGCCATCCTTGAAGCTGATCGAGATCCTTATCCACATGAACAATCCAGCACTGATCTAACAGCTTCGTGGACGCAATGGCTACGGTATCGTCAGCTTCCTCACCAACTGTAAGGATAGCTCCATGACGCTTGACTAGATGCTCCCGTAGGGCTTCGTAGTGCTTAGGCTTGACTGCATCCTTACGATTTCCTTTGTAGGGGACTGTCTTGGCAATGTCATAACGGTAGTTAGTTTTACCCGTAATCCAAGCCTTGTATTCGTCAGCCTTGAGATTCACATAGATAAAGTCTTCTAACCACTCCGTTAATCGTGCCTTAGCGATGCCCACGGGTTCGTCCTCAGTAGAAAATCCGATGCGATAGACCAGCTAAAGGAAATCAGCGTCCACTAGCGCAATCTTAGGATCATTTGACTTCATTTTTACCTCCTTCAAAGTGACGGATGCGATGGCAATTCGCGCAGAGAAGAACGCACTTTGATAGTTCTTTCTCAATTTCAGAAAAATTCTTTCGACGCAAGATATTTCCTAAGTTATGTTCTTTTTCTGTAGGGTCTAAGTGATGAAAGTCATACACAGGCAGCGGAAACTTCCCACCGCAGTCTTGACATTTACCTCCTAAATAATCCACAGCCCTTTGTTTCTTTTCGATACCGTCACGAGCAGTTTTTTCATTTCTTTCTTTAACCCATTCAGAATTTTGTTTAGATTTGCTATAAAACGCCCTAGATTTAGCGTTAGCACATTCTTTACAAGAATTCCCATAAGCAGAAAAAAGTGAAATATCTTTGATAGAGGAACAAGAGTTGCAATATTTTTGCCCTTCTGGAACTTCTTTTCCGTCCACAAGAAACACAAACTCTACCACTCGTCCTTTATCGTCCCGTTTAGTAATCTTACGTTCAGTCTTCATCTCATCTCCAATACAATATAAACAAAACAATATTATACCACATTGGAGAGAGAATGTCAAGCTTTATTTACAGGATGTCGTCATCATCACCTTCGGCATCTTCACCGTAGACAACCAAGTCAGTAACGATCAACTTACTGATTGAAGGAGCAGAGCCAAACTTGGCACTCATCTTGTGGCGATAGGAGCCCACCAGAGCTGTCACCTTAGTGCCGTTACCGATCTTCTCGATAGCCACTGGATTACCTTCAGCGTCCACAGGCTCGAACAGGAACTTAGATTTACCAACAATGTAGTTACCCATTGTGTCTTTGTTCTTAATCACGATGCCTTGTTCCTTCAGAGCCTCGCAAGCCTTGTCAGAGAGCATACCCAGAGTACATTCGTACTTTTCATTATCGCTGTTAAATTTGGTATTGAACTCTTTCATCCAATTAGCCCAGAAGAGTTGACCAGAGACTTTGACAGGTTTGTTGTCCATTTGAATTTCCTTACGCTGCGTAGCAGCTCTTAAATGTTATGAAAGTGACCGTCTTTCCGATCTGTCGTGAATGGTCAAGAATTACCTAAGTATTCTACCCCAAATAAATAGAGTGAGTCATTAGGTCTATGCTTTTCAACTCGTTTATCCTGATGCTGTTACAGCTTCCGAGTTTATCGGAGAATGACTCCGAGCTTTCTTTGGTACGAGTGGAGGGCTTTGAACCCTCAATCCTTTCGGCGGCAGATTTTAAGTCTGCTGTGTATACCAGTTCCACCACACTCGCTTCTTACCTAATATTGTACATCACTTTAACGTCATGTCAAGGTTTGTTACAATTATTTTCTTTAATTCGTTTCATTAGTTTAATCCATGCATTTGCTGCCACTTTTGGTACTTGTCCGTTTCCAGTGGCTTTAAGCCTGTCCATCCTAGCGGCCACCCCATCATCCATTCGGTGAATTCCGGATGAATCTTGCCACCAACGTGAGTCGCCAAAGTCGGTGTTTTCCTTGTATACTCCGCTGGATACGCTCCTTCCTTCGAGTTGTGACAAGTTGGAGTAGGCAAGTATCCAAATTCTCTGCCTCTCGTGATTTGCTCCAACGGCTCCTGCTGAAAACACTCCCCATTCAGCATTGTACCCCATCTCGGCCAAGTCTTTAAGGACGGTTCCCAATCCTCTTTTAACAAGCATAGAGGAGTTTTCAATCCAAGCGGAAGTTGGTCGAACTTCTCCAATGATCCTTGCCATGTGTTTCCACATACTTGACCTTTCTCCTTCAATTCCAGCGCCTCGGCCTGCTGAACTAATGTCTTGGCACGGAAATCCTCCAGATACAACGTCAACAATTCCTCGCCAAGGTTTTCCGTCAAAGGTTTGAACATCATCCCAAATCGGGAAAGGCGGGAGAAGTCCTTCATTTTGCCGGGCGAGCAATACGCTTGCTGGATACTTTCCCCATTCAACGGCGCAAATTGTGCGCCATCCAAGGAGTTTTCCTCCAAGTATTCCTCCACCAGCGCCTGAGAATAAAGCCAGCTCATTCATACCTTCCTTTCAATGGGTTTCACGCCAATTATTTCCTATCTTGTACTCACCATCCAAAGGACAGCGTAGATTGTAAGCTTCCCCTGCCTCAATTATACTCTGTTTAAAGGCTTTGCCAACATCTTCGGCAATATCTTTTGAACATTCTAACTGAGCCTCATCGTGGACATTGGCGGCATACTTCACCGTCCACTTGTTAGCCTTAACCTTGTCGTCAAACAAGACCAAAGCCTTCTTCATCACTACAGCGCCTGCGCCTTGGAGGAGCGAATTGAGAGCCGCATGCTCGGATCGAACCCAAATACGCCTCCCATCAAGTCCGGGAACCCACCCTTTGGCTGCTTGCTTGCTGACTCTTTCGAGGAGCTTGGCGAGGGCAGGGGTTTGAGCAAGGAACTTAGCTTTGAGCTTTGTCCCATCTCTTGCACTGCCTCCCACAATGCTACCAATCTTTGCATCTCCTGCTCCATAGAGGAAGGCGTAGATAAAAGTTTTTGCATTGTCTCTAGTAGCGAGTCCTGCTGCTCTTTGGTTAACTGTATGAACATCCGTTCCATCTTTAGATGATCCCTCACAGACAGTTCTGACATAATCTTCATCCTTCATATAGTGAGCCAACATACGAAGCTCCAGACCTGAAGCATCGCAACCTACCAACACATTACCTTCTTCAACTGACCAGCACTCCCTGCACTCAGGCCCGTAGATGGAACCTGCATTGGGAATCTGAGCCATGTTAGGGCTGCTATGGGTCATCCGACCTGTCACAGCACCATTGGTAATCACCTTACCATGTACTCGTCCGTCCTTACCTACAGCCTCTAACCAAGATTCAATCTGACTTACTCGCTTGTTCAGCATCAGGTACTCAGCAATGATCTGAGCCTCTGGTATCTTAACATTAGCGAGCACTGTCTCGTCAATCTTAGGTATCCCTGTCTCGGTGAACTCCTTAGGTTTCCACCCAAGTTCCTTCAGCTTCTCTCCGATCTGTTGTCTGCTTCCGGGGTTGAAAGTAACAATGGAATCTTTGAGTCGCTTTCCTGTTTTGTCAGAGAATCGTTCAACGGTGACTGGCGGCCACCTAGCCTGCATTCGCTCATATATTCCTGCCACTTTTGACTTGATGTCAGTAAGTAAACAGGTAGTATAGATCTGGTCGAGTTTGAATCCATTACGCTCTTGCTCCGATATGATTGCTGCCACACGATGTTCAAGGTCTACCGACTCTTGGCTAAACTGCTTCTGCTCCAGTTCACTAACCAAGTGAGTGTACAACTTAGCAGTAACTTCAACGTCCCTAATACAGTAATCAGTAAGAAGGTTGTCAATAGGATAGTCGAAACACTCATTCTTGTACTCCTCTTTCCTGTCCATCATCCATTGCCATACGGCTGCGTAGTCAATCTTGTGGAACCCTAACGTGTTGCCCCACGCTTCGAGGCTGTGTCCTGTCTCGCGGCTCGGTTCGAGAAGCCTGCTTACTATCAATGTATCGTACACTTGACTCAAACGAATCTTCGTCTTCCATAAGCGATTCAATACTGGTGCATCGAAAGAGATGCCGTTGTGCATGACTATCAACGACACGCCCTTTAAATACTCCCGCAGGTTGTCGGCTACTTTCCATGTTCTTACTTCTCCGTTGTCAATGTCTTTAGTTACGACTAGGTGTATCTTGTCGTGTGCTAGGTTTGTTTCGATGTCCAGTACGATTCTCATCTGTTTCTTCCAAAGGCCACAAGTATTGACAACCATCCATGCTCCGAGGAGAACCTGAGAAGTAACTCTGACGATACTCCGAAGGCTTGGCCTGTGCTCGGTAGCACCTATCAAAGTCAGGACATGAATAGTCGTTACACATGCTGATGTCGGGCATGATCTTTCTCCTCATCGAATGTTAAGCCATAAACCAATCTGAGCAAAGGCATAGCCCGTCCAGATCATCCCGTTAGAGATTTCTCCCTTCGTCCATTGTAGCACACCTACGATCAGATAGCCTACGCCGGTAGCTCCTACAATTAGATGCTCTACTGTCATGAAAGACTCCGTTCCCTGATAGCTGTTGCAACGCTATACTGTGCTTCCTTTTCTGCCAAGACTGCACACGCCTCACGCTCGGCTGATGCGACAAGGTCGGCGAAGCGTATAAGGTCATTAAGGTATGTGCATGACAAATACCCATCAAACTCCCCAATCATTTCAGCTTCTTTTTCTGAAATCCAAGACTCTCGCGCCATGCGGATAATGTCATCTTTAGTCATTGTCATCTTCCTTCAACGGTTCCTCTTCCAAGGCCTTACCTTTAGGTTCTTCCTCTTTGTCTTTATCCCGTCCGAAGATAGCATCCCATCGGTTTGCATATTCATCGTTACTCACCGAGAAAGGCCGTGGGGCACTTCCCTTGCCTCCATCACTCATTGCCATGTTCGCTCTCCTTAAGCCGCTTTGTAGCGTGTTTAACACATTCTCCACAGATATTCTTACCATTAGACCCAGCAATGAACTTCTTAGCGACACTTTTAAGTGTACCACAGAAGGAACATTTAGGATCAGGTTCCTTGAAAGGGATTACATTGTCTGTCATAGTATTTCCTCCTCAACTTCAGTCATACGTCCAGTATAGCCATTGTATTGTAACTTACAAGCAGGGCCAGTTTCCCCGTTGTACCGATTCTTTGCCACTGCAATCTTGGTTAAGTGACGTTCATCCTCATTCTCAGCCATGCTATTACGCTCCAACGTGATCACAGCATCGCTCAACTGTGCAATAGCACCTGAGCCTCGCAACTGAGACAGAGACACACTACCACCATCCTCGTGTCCTTGGTTGCCTTGAGGCCTACGGAGATGACTCACACAGATCAGAGTGATATTCAACTCCTGTACCAAGGTACGCAGCTTTGTCATCATGTTGTCAATAGCTTTGCGCTCATCTCCCAGATCCTGACCGCTAACCACGATGCTAATGTGGTCGAGAAATACAACACGGCAATCACAAGCTTTTGCCATGTATCGGATTCGATTAGAAATGTTATCCACATCGCTACTACCAAAATGATCAAAAAGGTATATACGATTAGAGCCAAGAGTAGCATCAAAAGCCTCCTTCAATTCCTGTTCAGTTGTAGGTGTATCAGGTAAGTGCAACAGCTTGTTAGCGTGCAATGACATGATACTTCGTGCTGTCTTACGAGTAGATTCCTCAAGGAAGAGTCCACCAATGTTCCAGCTAGTTGTCTTCAGCAGATTGTACAGTATTTCACGCAAGAATTGACTCTTACCCAAGCCACTGCCTGCGGTAACTGTAATCAACTCAGCAGGACGGATACCGTACAACAGCTTATTCAATCCTGCCCAAGGGTACTGAGCCTCTGCAATCGGCTCTGGTTTGGAGATTTCTTCCCAGAGGTCAGCAGCGTTAACAATACCGTCAGGCACATAAGGAGCAGCTCTCCACCAAGCATTAACAAACTCCTTAGACGCACCTGATTGCAAGTATTCACAAGCATCCTTGTATCCGTCCTTGTACTGCATGATCTTGGCCTTGTTGCCGAACAACTCAGCCACTTCCTTAGCAGCTTTCTTCCCCGGCTCATCGGCATCAAAGCAGATGACTACAGAGTCAAAGGTGTTGATCCACTCGTAGTTAGCTTTGCAGTCCTTTAACGCTGCCTGAGCGCCATTGCGAATGCTCACTGTAGGGTAGAGACTTCCTTGCATCTGGAAAGCTGCGAGAGCATCAAGTTCTCCTTCTGTGATGGTGAGAGCCTTTCCTCCTTCGTGAAAGAGAGACTGACCGAATAGAGTTGCTCCGTTGAAGTCTCCTGAGATAGAGAATTTCTTTGTAGAAACAGTGCGTTGTTTAACAGCCGTTCTAACTCCTGCTGCGTCAGTGTAAGGATAATATTGGTTGTCTCCATCGGTTGTTACTCCGTACTTTTCACAGGTTGCCTGACTGATTCCTCGATCAGGGATTGATTTGAATTGTCCTTTGATTTCCATTGGTGTCGCGGTCTTCCGTGCCATGTTGTGCCTCGTGGCGTGTCTATCTTCAGCTTCATGCTCATGTTCGGTTGTTCCGCACTTAAAGCAGTGTGTATGCCCATCATCATAGAGCGAGTTCGCATCAGTGCTTCCGCAGTGCTCACAGGCGATGTGCTTCAGAAACTTGCTAGTCACTGTTCTTCTCCTTAAGCCGTTTCTCTGTCCAATCCATAGCATCTGTGCGACTCCCGCCAAAGTCTTGTGCTATGTACTCTTTCTTGTCTTCAATGGTCAGCCCAACCCATGTGCGCTGTGCTGCTCGTTCAATTGCTCTGGCACAGTTAATCATGTCCCCGCCGTAACGGTGGTAAATGCGCTCAATGTGTTCGTCAGTAAGCGGCTCCTGCTCATGTGGCTTCGCCACGGGTGCTAACGTGGCTCCGCCACTGGGCTGCTCTATCACTTCGCTGGCCCAGTCCGGAACGGACGTAAGTGCTTCTTCAAGTGCCCGAATTGCATCACCAGCTTTTTTCCAGCCATCTCTTTGCAATGCCTCCAGCGCCAGCTCTAACGTCTCTTTAATAGTCTTCATCATAAGCCCTCTGTTGTTCCTCTACATCCGCCCACTGTGCCTTGATCTGGTCTTCAATGGACTCCCATGTCTTGTCATGGATAACATCGTTAATACGTACCCAGTTGTCAGCGTGAAGGCTCTTCTCAGAGACTACAAAGTCCTTGTTAAAGAACACTTCCCATGTCTCATAGTTGATGTCGCCAAAGCGATCAATATCGAACTCGACAACACAGGTAGCGTTCTCAACGTTAACGTCCAAGCTATACGGGTTGTTGTTTGTCATTTTTTGTGTTCCTTAGCCGCCATAAGGCACTTATCGATAGCTGGAAGATTGTCATATTCATTAGGGCTATGATAAGTGCCTCTTGCGCTCTGCGCTCCCCATCCCCTAGCTAATTTTAGCCCTACCTGAGCCCATTCATTTGTGGATAAGATAGCCTTTGTAATGACCCAAACAAGCCATCCAAAACCTATCATTCCGGCAAGAGTAAGGATGAAAGAGCACCCGTAGTTAAAAACAAAATACCAGATAGCGACGCTCTTAGCGTCGTCTGTAACAACAGCCACAGTTTCAAGTACAAGTTTAAGTTCTTCAATATTCATTTCAAGACCACCTTTAAAAGTGTTAAGACACCCACAAACAGAGAGACAATCATTGTTCGTCTCCTTTAACGTCCTCAGACATTCGTTTTACTGCACACATTACGTCAAACATTACCTGTTCATAGCCATTGGCACGAATAAGGCCAGCCATATCATCAATCACAGAGTGATACCAGCACTCAAAGCGTACAAGTTCTTGCTCTTGGTTGTCCATATACTCAATCATTGAATCATTCATATTAAAACCTGTTAACAGAAGTTAGACACATTTAGATACACATCTATAGTACTTTAAAGTCCTAAGACATTTCTTCTATGCTTCTATGTCTCTGTATAAGTACTTATATTAGTAACTTATAGTAGGTTAACATCAATGCATAGAAGCAACGTCTCAGTCTCTATAGTATTATTATATCCGCTGTTCAATCCTTGTCAAGCCCTAAAGTGTAACAAGATGTAACAGAGTCAGTGTCTTCGATGTCCATATCGTCGTCGTAGTCAGCCTCTTTCAACAAGTCCTGTCTGTCCTTTGTAGGAATGTTAGGGATGTCCTTCATGCACCGATTACAGGTGTCTAAGAATTCATTGGTGATAGCGTGCCTACGTGTTGATTCGTAGTCATTCAATGTTTTATCACAAGCGATACAACGCATTATTTACTCCTTTGGCTATGTAGCCCTTAGTTGATGTGTTTGAGGCCGTTGTAGGCCCGTTTAAGCCCCTTCTCAGGGCTTTCGTTAAGGTAACAATAGGTCAATAATGTATTGAATCATAGTATCCTGCGATCATGTAAGCCAAAAGCACCATTGACAGCACTAGCCAGTGGTTAGGTGTTCTCATAGTCATTCGCTCCCTTCGGGTTCTCATGTTCAATCCTCACCATATCTTCAATGTCCAAGATCACTTGATAGTCTACGATATTCTTTACATCATGATCTCCCGGCAAATGTTCAAGGTATAGGTCGGTGCAGGTAACGATCAAGGGTAAAGCCTCGATAGATTGCACCTCACAAAGGCCATAGAATTCAAAGCCTCTGATAGTGTAGCTGAATTGTTTGATCTTTATCACAACGGTGCATCCTCATGGTTTGAAGGGTTAAACTTAGGGCGCTTATGCCCAGTGTCCAATGGGTTAGGAAAGGAAGGGAAAGGCCACACGATACTAACCTACTTTCTTAAGGACAAACAAGCCCAGACAGTCACCCCTGACCCACCGAACGAGGTTAGTGTCAAGGTCAACGCAGGGCGTTTCAGGCTCGTAATCGTTACATTCTAACCAGTGCTGACAGATACCCCGTTCAGAGGCGCTAAATGCCACTATACCAGAGGTTTTGAATTGGACTTCATAGCGACTCATGCTTCCACCTCTTCGATGTAGTGTTCTGCAATCTCATACCAATTAACGTCAGACAGGAACGCAAGAGCGTAATCCTGAGCAATACCCTCTGATTGACTCATGATGTGCTCTTCTGCCAAGTCTTTGAAGGACTGAGCGTCCATGCCTTCCCAGTCACCGCCATCGAAGATTTCAAGGTTGACACGCCATGTAGCGTAGTTTGTCCAGCCATTGTACGTAGTGTTATTGCTCATGATAGAAACTCCAAGTGTATGCCTGTACATCACAGGCGGGATTTAGTGCGTTAACACTGCACTGCATAGGACTCTAACATAACGTTAAAGCCCTATAAAGCGGAGGGTCATTTCACTTGGCCTGCACAAGCCTCAATGATTTGTTCGAGCCGCCTGATGTGCATATACAATTCTTTTGTTCGCTCATCGGTTTCCCATTCTCTTGTTGTTAAGCCTTCAGGTTTAGAAGCGTACACCGGGTATTGCTTATTTATTGAAGGGTGCTCAGCCATTGAACGGGTGTAGTTTTCTCCGAACTTGTAAGACGACACATAGCCTACAGGCTCAGGATCAGCTAAGTGCCACTTCATGTAAACTGCATGATGCCCCTGAATCACATGGTAGTTGTGTTGTTCTTGCACTTTAATTTCCTTCGTAGTAATTCCACAGTGTATCCATACATTGTACTGTCACATCATTGACGCGGTGGTCAACGACACCTGAGGATGAAATAACCGGGAATCGTTCATAGATTTTAACTTCTTTTTCTGACTCTGTGCGCTTATCGAGCCATAAGGCAGCTTGGGATATGTTGGTGTACTCCAACGGTAGATCAATTGACTTATTACCAACGGTTGCATAGTATGTAGATTTAAGCATGATTCAGCCCCTCCATGCCAACAGGACACCAATGAAGGCGAAGACTGCGAGACAAGCCACCGTGATGATGATTGACTCTACGCGAGACTCAGCGGGTTTGATTTCAGGGGTGTAGTTGTGGTGTGACATTGTAGACCTTTGAAGTGTTGATGATGGTTGATTGTAGGCCTCTTTCGAGGCGTTGTGAATAGGTGTTTACACTTGGCTTGCCTTGACCCACTCCTTAGCGTCACGCTTGAGGCTGAACGTGTCCACCACGAAGCCGGTGATGTCCAGTACGTTCCAAGCCTTGACAAGCCGTCCGGTGTAGGTCTGGATGTAGGTCTCTTGAATGGTGTAGCTCATGATGTGTGCTCCGTTGTTGATGGCTCTAGTATACACCACTTGATGGCTTTGTCAATCTCTTTGATGCACTCAATTGTAACAGTTTGTAACAGACTCTGGGCCATCTGGTGACTCTGGTGGTGGCTCTGGTGGTCATTGTAGTGTGTGTTGTAGTGTACGTTGCAGGCACCTGCTTCGCCTCTCACACCTGCTTAAATAATAGGCAGTATCCTCGAAAGTACTTTAACATCCAGTGCAGTAACTGACTAGACTGTACAGTAACTGACTGACTGGTCATTAAGTGACTGCTTAGTCATCGAGTGACTATCGAGTACAGACCGTGACTGCTTAGTAACTTTGCAGCCTATGAAGTCATGGGGGGGAGGGGTAAGGCTTTAGTGTTTAACTTTGCAGGAGCCTCTGACGCTCACAAAAAAGGCTATAAAGGAACTAATTAGGGACAGATTAGACCTAGTTACTTAAAGCGCTAAGTAGTTGATCGGTAAGGAAAGTAGGTAGACTAGACAATCCTACGAGTGCATAGTCGTAAATGTAAGAAGTAGATGGCTTAAGAAAGTAACATATGTAAATAATTGTAACAAAATGAAGAAAAAGCTTGCATTCCGACAAAAGCATGCTATACTTATTATACTGTACTATGAAGTGACGAAGAAGGTGATGGACTCTTATGTTGCTAAGCAGGAATCTGGACAGTTGATACAACGAATGTATAAGTTAACTACTAACAGATACTTATAACAAGTACTTATAATATTTAACTTAGTAAGTTCTTAACTTATACGTTTCTTTAAAGTACTTTAAGCATAGATGTTTTGTCTAACTAACAGGGTGTCTATACTTAAGGTATGTCTACCAAACAAAAGACACCTAGTGATAGGCTTGAAACACGTTTACAGGTGCGTGTGTCTGAACACCTGTAGCTTTTCAAGAGGAATCAAAATGGAAAACACACCACGTCTGTATGACGTTCAAGAAACTAAGGTTTTAACAGAACACTTACATCATTTGTCTAAACCACAGGATGAGCGTGAGGAATATAACAAGAGTAGGTACGCACAGCAGAAAGCTGTTAAAGAGTCTTTAAGCAAGGGTGTTAAGTCCTGTGCTAAGTGCGGTGAAGAGAAGAAGTTGTTTGACTTCTACGCTGATAAGAAAAGCTACTCTGGCTACTCTAGCTACTGCAAAGAGTGCAAGAAAGCAACCGTATGACAGAGACAGTACAGCCTAAATTACGAGGTAAAGGTAGACCACCTAAGTCTGACCTTCAAGCAGTGAAGGACAGAACCAAAGGTAAGGTAGGTCGTCCTGCTGGCGATGCTGCCAGACTTCAAGAGTTCAAGGAACGATTGCTTGCCACCGGTGGTAGTCGTATCTTAGACAAGATGGTAGAGATTGCCATGACTGACGGACATCCCGGACAGATGGCAGCTATGAAGTTAGCTGTTGATCGTATCCTCCCTGTGTCTATGTTCGATGCAGCTAAACAAGCTGGTGGAGCACCTCAGATCAGTATCAACATTACAGGCTTGAATACGCCCACTGTAAGCAGTGTTAACGATGAGGACATAATTGATGTCTGAACTTAACTTTGCATTACTGAACTGGCAACAGACTGTCTTTAAAGACTCTCACCGCTTCAAGGTTGTAGCTGCTGGTCGTCGCTGTGGTAAGTCCCGGTTGTCGGCTGTAACGCTGCTTATCGAGGCTTTGAACTGCCCTGAAGGGTCAGCGGTGATGTACATCGCTCCTACCCTCGGACAAGCTAGAACAATTATCTGGGACTTGCTGCATGACTTAGGTCGTCCAGTGATTAAGTCCTCTCACATTAACAACCTTGAGATCACTTTGGTCAATGGCCGTAAGATTCTCGTACGGGGTGCTGACAATCCTGACTCTCTGCGAGGAGTGTCTTTAGTTTATGTCGTACTAGATGAATGCGCGTTCATTAAGCAAGAGATTTGGGAGAAGGTTATACGTGCTGCTTTGTCGGACAAGAAAGGTAGAGCACTATTCATCTCGACTCCTTCCGGTCGTAACTGGTTCTATGACGTGTACAAACTCGGCAAAGACGGATCAGACGAAGAGTGGAAGGCATGGCACTACACCACCCAAGACAACGAAACCATTGACCCTAAAGAGATCGAAGCAGCCAAGCGAACATTGAGTTCCTTTGCCTTTAAGCAGGAATACTTATCCAGCTTTGATACTTCAGGTTCTGACATCTTCAAAGAGCACTGGATCAAGAAAGGCCCTGAGCCTAAGGATGGTTCATACATCATCGCCATTGACTTGGCAGGCTTTGAAGACATTGCCGATGGCTCCCAGAACAAGAAGAGACTAGACGAATCAGCTATCGCTGTGGTCAAGGTATCAGACGATGGTACTTGGTGGGTTAACAAGATTGAGCATGGACGATGGGACATTAAAGATACGTGTATGCGTATCTTGAAGAACATTAAAGAGTTCCAGCCGTTATCGGTAGGTATTGAGCGAGGAACAGCTAAGAACGCTGCCTTGACCATCCTACAGGACATGATGAGGCAGTATAACACCTTCGCTCATATCCAAACACTTACTCATGGTAACAAGAAGAAGACAGATCGTATCATCTGGGCCTTACAAGGACGGATGGAGCATGGTAAGGTCATCTTGAATGAGGACGGTGATTGGGCTGACTTTGAAGACCAGCTTTTACTATTTCCAACAAAAGGCGTGCACGACGACTTAGTGGATGCTTTAGCGTATATTGAACAACTGGCCCTTAACTCGTTTGTCCCTGATTATGAGGATGATGAGTATGAGGCTTTAGACATTATTTCAGGATACTAAACAATGGATGACAACTTAGAACAAAGTCAGTATGACGAACCCACAGAGTCCGACAAAGAGCTGACTGAATGGGTTGTCTCACACACTGACAAGTGGCGTGATTACCGCGACCAGAACTACCTACAAGACTGGCTTGAGTACGAACGTATCTTCCGTGGTCAGTGGGCCGCTGAAGACAGTACACGCTCTTCTGAGCGTAGCCGTATCATCTCCCCTGCCACACAGCAGGCGATTGAGACTCGTCACGCTGAGATCATGGAGGCGATCTTCGGACAAGGTGAGTGGTTCGATATTGAGGATGATCTGAAGGACGTTAACGGCACTGCCTTGGACGTTGAGCAGATCAAAGCTCAGTTGATGGAAGACTTCAACCGTGACAAGATTAAGAAGGCTGTGGATCAGATTGAACTCATGGCTGAGATCTACGGTACAGGTATCGGTGAGATCGCTGTCAAGACAGAGAAGGAGTACGCCCCTGCCACTCAAGCTATCCCCGGCGTACAAGGACAAGCGGCTATCGGCGTTACCGAGAAAGACCGTATCTCCGTCAAACTAGTTCCTGTGAATCCTAAGAACTTCTTGGTTGACCCTAATGCCACATCCTTGGATGATGCTATGGGGTGCGCCATTGAGAAGTTCGTATCGGTGCATAAGATCGTTGAAGGCATGGAAAAGGGTATCTATCGTAAGATTGATCTCGGCATTGATGCTCCTGATGATGACTTAGAAGTCACAGAAGAAGTGGTTAACTATCAAGATGGTCGTGTGCGTATGCTCACATACTACGGCTTGGTTCCCCGTGAGTACTTAGAACAGTTGGAGAACGAAGAAGAGGTTGCTGACCTGTTCCCTGAAGACTCCTTGGCTGATGACTACGCTGAACTGGTGGAAGCAATCATCGTTATCGCTAACGGAGGTAAGCTCTTGAAGGCTGAAGCTAATCCCTACATGATGAAGGATCGTCCTGTCATGCTGTATCAAGACGATACAGTCCCCGGACGTGTATGGGGTCGGGGTACAGCGGAGAAGGCCTACAACATGCAGAAGGCCATTGACGGTAGCTTGCGTATGGACAGTGATGCTCGTGCTCTTACAGCCGTCCCTATGATGGCCATGGATGCTACCCGCTTGCCTCGTGGTGCTAAGTTTGAGGTTAAGCCCGGTAAGGCATTCCTGACCAACGGTGATCCTAACCAGATTATGATGCCTTTGCGCTTTGGTACTCCTGATAACTCATCTGTGATGGCTTCTCAGAACTACGAACGACTCCTCTTGCAAGCTACAGGTACTGTTGACAGTGCAGGTATGCCTTCCGCAGCTCCTCGTGACGCTGGTGCAGGCGGTATGTCTATGGCAATGGCAGGCATCATCAAGAAGTATAAGCGTACATTGACGAACTTCCAAGAAGATTTCTTGATTCCGTTCATCAACAAAGCAGCTTGGCGCTACATGCAGTTCGATCCTGAGCGTTACCCTTCTGTGGATGTGAAATTCATGCCTACAGCTACCTTGGGTATTTTGGCTCGTGAGTTTGAACAGCAGCAGTTCATTGCCCTGTTACAGACATTAGGCCCAGACACTCCAGTTTTGCCTCTGATCCTTAAAGGTATCTTGGGTAATAGCTCCTTGAGCAACCGGAATGAACTGATTGCAGCTCTGGACAAGATGAGTCAGCCTAATCCTGAACAGCAACAACAGGCTCAGATGCAACAACAAGCTGCTATGGCTAAGTTACAGGCTGATCTGGCACTCTTGCAGGCACAGACTCAGAAGGCAACTGCCGAAGCACAGCAAACAATGGTTGAAACTCAGCTTATGCCTGAAGAGTTACGTGTAAAGGTGGTGCAAGCCGCTTCTACAAACCTCGATCAAGACGCTGACTTCGCTAAACGTATGAAGTTGGCTGATTTGATGCTTAAAGAGAAGGATATTGACTCTAACGAGCGTATCGCCCTTGCTCAGATGGAATCTAAAAAGAAAAACGATCAACTTTTTAAGGATACTTTGAATGGATAAGGCACTTCTCCTTGCTTCTGCTGTAGCTGATGTTAAGAAACAGCTAGTAGAACTCCAATCTAAGACCGTTGAAATCCAGAAACTCGAAGGCCCTTCGGGGCCCCAAGGTGATAAAGGGGATCAAGGGCCTAAAGGAGAGCAAGGGGAGCGTGGTTTAGACGGTAAAGACGGTAAGGATGGCGTAGACGGTAAAGACGGCACTGATGGGCAAGAAGGCAAGCAGGGTATCTCAGTTGTAGATGCCAAAATTGACTTTGATGGCACATTGGTGCTGTATCTCTCTAACGGTAGCGAGATCAATGCAGGAGAGATTACTCCAGCACAGGCCGAGAACGTCTATGCCATGCTTAAGAACGGAGCATCTTCGTTAAATGAGCTTTTACCCACTCAAACAGGCAATTCAGGTAAGTATCTAACAACAGATGGTTCCAGTTCTTCTTGGGCTGATATTACCCCTATCTCTGGGGTATTTGATTACGGCTTAATCACCGACACGAACACAACAACACAAGATTACGGAACATTATGAGTATTACAGTAAAACTTCGACGAGGAACTACAACTCAGCACTCTACTTTCACAGGTGAAGAAGCTGAAGTTACTGTAGATACTACTAAAGATGTAGTAGTTGTTCATGATGGAGTCACTGCTGGCGGACATCCTATGGCTAAAGCTAGTGACTTGGCCGTGGTTGCTACTTCGGGGGATTACAACGATCTCGTTAATACTCCCTCTGGTGTTCTTACTTCAAGCGACATTGGTGTCTCAGTACAAGCATATAATGCTAATACTGTTGTTGATGCTTCATACGTCCATACGGATAACAACTATACTACTACTGAAAAGAGCAAGTTAGCTGGTATTGCAGCAGGAGCTGAAGTCAACGTAAATGCTGACTGGAATGCTGTTAGCGGTGATGCTCAGATTCTAAATAAGCCTACTATTCCTTCTAAGACCAGTGATCTTACTAATGATTCTGGTTTTATTACAGGTTATACTGAGACTGATCCTATCTTTGTTGCAAGTGCTGCTTACGGGATTACAAATACAAATATCAGTAACTGGAACACTGCTTATGGTTGGGGCAACCACGCTTCTGCTGGATACCTGACAAGCTATACCGAAACTGATCCAGTTGTGGGTGCTATTAACGGTATCGTTAAAGCTAACGGAGCAGGTACAATCAGTGCAGCTATAGCAGGGACAGATTATTTAGCTCCTTCAGCTATTGGTACTACGGTGCAGGCTTATGACGCTGATTTGACCTCGTGGGCAGGAAAGACAGCCCCTTCTGGCGATGTTGTCGGTACTACAGATACTCAAACGCTAACGAATAAGAACGTACAAGAGCGAGTAGTTAGTATTGCTGATGGCACAAGTATCACTATCAATGCCGATACTACCGACTTAGCTACACAAGCTAATACGCAAGCTACAGGTACTTTAACTATCAATGCTCCTACAGGTACTCCTTTTAATGGACAGAAGTTAATGCTTCGTCTTCAGTCAACTAACGTACAGACTTTCTCATGGAATGCTATCTTTGCAGGTTCCACTGATTTAGTATTGCCAACGGCTTCTACAGGAAGCTCTAAGTACGATTATGTTGGTTTTATCTACAACAGCACTGCTTCTAAGTGGCAGATCATTGCTAAAAACTTTGGATTTTAAATATGAAGATCGACTTTGAATTCCAAACCGAACACGGCCTGTTCCGCGATGCTTTGCACCTGCCTGAAGATCACGGCCTGAGCGACGAGCAGATCGAGGCGATGAAGGCCGAGCGCCGCGACAACTGGATAGCCGTGGTAACTGCGCCTCTTGTTGAAGAAGTGGCGGGTGAGTAATGGCGGCCCGTTTTTGGGTTGGCGGAGCGGGCACCTGGAGCAGTGGCAACACGGCCAACTGGTCTGCAACGTCTGGTGGCGCTGGTGGTGCTTCTGTTCCTACATCGGCTGACACGCCGACATTTGACGCAAACTCGGGCACTGGCGTTGTCACGTTCACCAATGGCGGCGTGACTGTTGGTGCTACGTCCATCGACAAAAGTGGAATTGAACTCAGCTTGGGTGCGGCATTCGTCACTAGCGGGGCTTTGACGCTCATATCTGGAACATTCACCACAAACAACTACAACGTCACTGCAACGCAACTATCTTCCAGCAACAGCAACACCCGCACGATCAACCTGGGTAGCAGTACGGTGACGTTGACGAGCAATAGTGGATGGGCTTGTACCACATCGACAAACCTTACTGTAAATGCAGGAACATCATCCATTGTTTTGTCATCCACTTCTGCCGGTTTTGATGGCGGAAGCAGGACTTACAACAATGTCAGTTTTACAAACACATCTAACGGCACTGCAACCATTAGCGGATCAAACACATTCAACAACCTGTCTTTTTCTGCAATTGCAGCAGCAGGCATTAAACCTGTATCTTTAACCGCAGACCAAACCATCAACGGCACCCTGACGCTCTCCGCAGGAACCAACGCCACGATGCGAACGTTTGTGCGCTCAAACACCATCGGCACAACTCGTACACTGACCTGCGCTGCTGTTGCATCACCAACTGACATCGACTTCCGTGACATCACCATTGCTGGTGCTGCTGCTCCTGTGTCTGGTACTCGCTTGGGTGACTGCAAAGGCAACAGTGGGATTACGTTTGATGCAGCTAAGACGGTGTATGTCGTGGCGACAAACACAACGCAGTGGTCTAACAACATCTGGGCTACGTCTATTGGCGGCGTAGCTAATGCGGTTAATTTTCCTCTTGCTCAAGACACCGCTGTTATTCCTTCTGCAAACCCAACATCAGGTCAAACCCTTACCGTCAACCAGTCCTACAACATCGGCACGATTGATATGTCTGCCCGTACCAGCAACACGATGACGCTGGTAACAGGTTCAACTACACCAGCAATCTACGGCAACTGGGTCAACGGTACAGGAACTACGTTGTCGGGCACGGGTACGCTGACCTTTGCAGGGCGTGGTAGTCAGACGATTACAAGTGCGGGGAAGACGTTTACTCAGTCTTTTGTTATTGATTCGCCGAGTGGTGCTGTGGAGTTGCAGGACGCTTTCACCACCAACAGATCACTTGCAATTACGCTACAAGTTACCCGCGGTACGTTTGACGCAAACGGTTACAACGTATCTTTAACGGGTGCTTTGGCAGGTTTTAACTCCGCCAACTTCAACACCAGAACAATCGCAGTCGGCTCCGGTACTTGGACTATTGCAGGATCAGGTACGCCTTGGAATATCTCTGGTTCAGTCCCGACAGTCACAGGCACAGGCACGATCAGCCTCACATCTGCATCTGCCAAGACCTTTGCTGGCGGCGGTGTCCAGACCTACCCCACAATCAACCAAGGCGGCACAGGCGCACTGACGATCACAGGCTCCAACAAGTTCGCCAACATCACCAACACGGCCATTGGCAGGGTGCAGTTCACTGGGAGCACGACCAACGAGTTCGGTGCGTTCAACTTGAATGGTGTATTGGGTAACTTGTTGCAAGTAGGATCGACCAACACTACTCAGGCGATTCTAAAAGCACCAAGCTGGAATGTTGGTTTGCTTTCGACTGATGCGGGTAACAACACCGGGTTGAGCTTTACAGGGGTTAGTCCTAATTACCTAAGCATCAGCTACATCAACGGGCAAATTTCAGCATCACCTATAACCTCATATTTAGGTAATTTCTTTGCTTTCTTTTAAATAAAGATTGACAAAATACTACTTATCTGTTACAATAATAGAGTGTACAACTAATAGGACTCCTAATGGAAAAATCCTTACAAAGATATTACGAGGAAACTTTCTCAATGATGTCCACTGAAGGGTGGAAGTATTTGATTGAAGACCTCAAAGAGTTAGAAGCTAATCTAGACAATGTTCGCACTGTGAAAGACGAACACTCATTAAACTACCGACTAGGACAGTTGGACATTCTAGATTTGATTCTTAACCGCAAGAAGACTTGTGAAGAGATTTACGAGCAACTGTTACAGGAGGCACAGTAATGCGCCGAATGTTTGAGTTTGTTTGTGAAGATGGACACATCTCTGAAGCGTTTGTTGATGAAGACTGTAGGGAACTCGCTTGTCGAGCCTGCGGTAAGCACTCAACGAGAATTGTTTCCAGTGTCAGAAGTAACTTGGAGGGCATCACAGGTGCTTTTCCCGGTGCATATGACGCATGGGAACGTAAACGAAGTGATAAGCTGAAGCAAGAGAGGAAAGCCTCTTACGCTGTTCCAGAGTAACACTTCACATTAAACGGGTAGGTACGAGAGTACCCACATTTCATAGTCCTATAATCTCAAGAGAGACAGGAGAATAACAGTATGGCATTTATTGAGCAAGAATCGTTTGACCCAACATTGGATACGATTGATGAAGAACAACCTCAACAAGAGACTCCAGCAGTGGAACAACCTCAACAAGAGAGTGTGGTAGAGAAGGTATTTCCAGATAAATATAAAGACAAGTCCTTAGAGGATATTGTTAAGATGCACCAAGAAGCTGAGAAGATGATTGGTAGGCAAGCACAGGAAGTACACGAAGTACGTTCATTAGCGGATCAACTGCTTAAACGACAACTCGAAAACGATAAAGAGCAACCTGTTGAAAGTGCGCCCGAAGTAGATTTCTTTGAGAACCCTCAAGACTCTATTAAACGTGCAATTGAGAATAACCCCGCAGTCATTGAAGCTAAACAAGCTAACCTTGAGCTAAAGCGGATGAAGACAGCACAGCAATTAGCATCCAAACATCCTGACTTTGGCACTATCGCCAACGACACTGGATTTCAGGAGTGGGTGAAAGCTAGTCCTATTCGTCTTAATCTTTACGCTAAAGCAGATGCTGAGTTTGACTTTGGTTCAGCGGATGAACTCTTGAGCACATATAAAGAACTTAAGCAAGTTCGCAACAACAACGTACAAGATGCTGGTAAGAAACAACAGGCACAAGCTCTCCGAGCCGCAGGTGTGGATACAAGTGGTTCTGGCGAAGTTGCAAAGAAAGTATATCGTCGTGCGGATTTAATCCGTCTTAAGATGACAGATCCAGATCGTTATGAGTTGCTGCAACCCGAAATCATGGCAGCTTATCAACAGGGTCGAGTCAAGTGAGCAAGCTCACGTAAAGTAAATTTATAATCAATTTTTGAAATCATAGGAGTATTCAAATGGCTTTAGGTACAAACAACGTCACAATCACCACCGCAGCAACCTTCATCCCTGAAGTTTGGTCTGATGAGATTGTGGCCGCATACAAGAAATCGCTCGTTATGGCCAATCTGGTCAAGAAGATGAGCTTCAAAGGCAAGAAAGGTGACACCGTTCACATTCCTTCGCCTACCCGTGGTACAGCTTCCGCTAAAGCTGCTGGCAGTCAAGTCACCTTGATCGCTGCAACTGAAGGCGATGTGTCCATCTCTATCGACAAACACTTCGAGTACAGCCGCTTGATCGAAGACATCGTTGAAGCCCAAGCTCTGTCGAGCCTGCGTAGCTTCTACACCGATGACGCTGGTCACGCTCTGGGCAAGCAAGTGGACACCACTCTGATCCAACTGGCTCGTGCTGCTCGTGGCGGTAACGCTGCTAACGCTCAGTATTCGGGTGGTATCATCGGTTCTACCGGTGCTGCTTACACTTACTCTTCGTCCAACGCTGCCAACATCGCTGATGCTGGTATCCGTGCTGCTATCCAGTTGCTGGACGATCAAGACGTGCCTATGGACGGTCGTTCGCTGGTGGTTCCTCCTGTTGCCCGTAACAGCATGTTGGGTATCGCTCGCTTCACCGAGCAAGCCTTCAAAGGCAACGGCACTACCCTGATGAACGGCGAGTTCGGCGACATCTATGGCGTTAAAGTGTATGTGTCTACCAACTGCGATACCGCTGCTGGCAACACTGCTTCTGACCGCGCTGCTTTGATGTTCCACCGCGATTGGGCTGTGTTGGTTGAGCAGATCGGCGTTCGCGCTCAGACTCAGTACAAACAAGAATACCTCGGTAACTTGTTCACTGCTGACACCCTGTACGGCGTGGGCGAACTGCGTGACTACGGTTGCGTTCCAATCATCGTTGACGCTTCTGCGGCTTAATGGTTGATTAAGGAGGGCCCTTCGGGGCTCTCTTTTGTTTACTGCTTACACCGTGAGTAATAAATAAAGGAGATACAGACATATGGTACGTTTCCAGATGAAGACAAGTAACCGTCCTCAGACCATTGCAGAGGTTAAGAGTGCAGTGGATATTCAAAGTTTCAGAAGTAACCCTGAGTGGTATGAATTACAAGAAGAACCTCCTGTGGTATCTCCTGCGGTAAAGACAGCCACAACTAAGCCTAAGCGCAAGGAATAACATGACTCGTCCTGTATCCGTAGGTGTAAACCTAACAGCAGCGACCCCTACGACAGTATATACAGTTCCTGTTGGCTACTTTGCCAAGTGGGGTTTGATGTATCTGTTTAACAACACAGGCTCTACCAAGTCCATCTCCGTGTACTGGCATGATTCTAGTGCTTCGCAGAACATCTATGTAATGGACAGTGGTGTTAGTTCCAAAACCTATGTCCGTATGGATGGAGGTGCTTACGTGGTGATGGAAGAGAATGATACTATTGTGATGACAAGCGAAGCAGGAAGTTCATTCAGTACCATCTGTACCTTTGAATTGTTTAAGAAAGAAGGAATCTAAGTTATGGCACTGCCAACATACCTCGGACTTGTGAATGACATCTTGATTCGTATGCGCGAACCTGAAGTCTCTACAGTCAATGAGAACACACTATCTAAACTTATCGGTAAGCTGGTTAATGACTCCAAGAGACAAGTAGAAGATGCTTACTCGTGGAACGCATTGAACAGTACGCTTACAGTAACCACTGTTGCTGGCACACATAACTATGTGCTGACAGGTTCAGGCACTCGCTTTAAAGTCATTGAAGCTACAGACGTTACCAACAAGACTACCATCAATGCCTTAACTACAAAGATGATGTCTCAGTACCTGCTTACCAGTGAGCAGACAGGTTCTCCCTTGTACTACAACTTCAATGGATTGGACAGTACAGGAGACACTAAAGTTAATGTCTTCCCTATCCCTACTGCTGGCCTCTCCCTCTCGTTTAATCTCTACATTCCTCAGTCTGAACTTTCAGCAGACTCAGACACATTGTTCGCCCCTAAAGAGCCTGTTATCTTAGGGGCTTTTGCACGTGCGCTGGTTGAACGTGGTGAAGATGGTGGTTTGAATAGTTCAGAGGCTTACGGACTGTATAAGGCTTCCTTGGCAGATGCTATTGCCATCGAGAGTTCACGTTATGTTGAGGAAGATGCGTGGGAGGCTGTGTAACATATGGCACAACCCATTCAAACATTTAGTATTACAGCTCCCGGCTTCTATGGCCTGAATACACAAGATAGCTCCCTAGACTTAGCCTCCGGCTTCGCTCTTACGGCTGTCAACTGTGTTATTGACCAGTATGGCCGTGTAGGTGCTCGTAAAGGCTGGTCGCCAGTAAACACAACCAACACTGACTTAGGCTCCTCTAACGTAGAAGCTATCGGTCAGTTGGTTACAGACAGTGGTTCTGAGTACACCATCGCAGCAGGTAACAGTAAGCTCTTCAAGCTCGTAGGTAGCACACTGACTACCTTGACCTACGGCGGTGGAGGTACTGCTCCTACAATCACAGCTAACAACTGGCAGATCGCAGCCTTGAACGAAGTACTTTACTTCTTCCAGTCTGGACATGATCCACTGGTGTTTGATCCTGCTGTGAGTACTACAACGTATCGCCGAGTGTCTGAGAAGACTGGCTACACAGGTACTGTTCCTTCAGGTAACATTGTTCTGTCTGCTTATGGTCGTCTATGGGTGGCTGATCTAGCTACTGAGAAGACAGTAATCTACTGGTCTGACATCCTTTCTGGACATAAGTGGGCTAATGGTTCTACAGGCTCTATTGATGTGTCCTCTGTGTGGCCTAACGGTGCAGATAACATCACAGGCTTGGCCTCACATAACGGATTCTTGTTCATCTTCGGTAAGAACAATATCTTGGTGTACTCAGGTGCTCAGGATGTACTCTCAGCAGGTGTGTTCAAGATCTCTGACTCATTAACTGGTATCGGCTGTATCGCTAGAGACACCATCCAGAACACAGGCTCAGATGTTATCTTCTTGTCTGACACAGGTGTTCGTAGCGTCCTACGTACCATCCAAGAGAAGTCAGCACCTTTCCGTGACTTGTCTAAGAACGTACGTAATGACTTAATGAGTGCCGTAGCAGGTGAAGTAGCTTCTACCATCAAGTCTATCTATAGTCCTTTTGAGTCCTTCTATCTGATTTCCTTTCCTGTCTTAAAGACAGTGTACTGCTTTGACATGAAGGCTGCATTGCAGGATGGCGCTAGTAGGGTAACTACATGGGATAGTATTGAGCCTAAGAGCTTCTGCTACCTCCGTGATAAGAGTCTCTTGATCGGTAAAGCAGGGTATGTTGGTAAATATACTACCCATCTGGACAACGGTAGTACATACCGCTTTCAATACTTTACTAACCATACTGACTTAGGCACACCTATGGTCAGCTCTGTCTTGAAGAAACTCTCAGTGGTTGTGATTGGCGGTACTAACCAGTATGTCACAATTAAGTGGGGATATGACTTTAAAGAGAACTATTCTGCACAGAACGTTAAAATACCCACACAAGGTATTGCAGAGTTTGGTATTGCAGAGTATAATAGTAGTGGTACTGAGTATTCTGATGGTGTTTCTTTGCAGACACTGACTGCCTATCCAACAGGAGCAGGTAAGGTAATCCAAACAGGATACGAGACAGATATTAACGGCGCTCCTCTGAGCATCCAGAAGTTAGAAATCTTAGCTAAGAACGGAAAGATAACATGACAGAATACGTAAAAAGTACAAACTTTACCAGTAAGGATTCTTTATCCTCTGGCAACCCTTCAAAGATTATCAAGGGTGCTGAGTTTGATACTGAGTTTAACAACATTGCAACGGCTGTAGCAACTAAAGCTGATATTGCTGATCCTACATTCACAGGTACTGTAGCTGCTCCGACTCCTGCATTATCAGCAGCAGGAACTACTGTGGCAACAGTAGCAGCTATTCAAGCCTTATACCCAGTAGGGTCTATCTACATTAACGCAGGTGTAACTACCAATCCAGCTACTTTGCTTGGTTTCGGTACTTGGATAGCCTTCGGTGCGGGTCGAGTGATGGTAGGCTTGAATGGCGGTGATTCACTGTTCGATGCTTTGGAAGAGACAGGCGGTAGTAAAGATGCTGTTGTTGTTAGTCACACACATACAGGAACAACAAATAATACCTCAATTACAGGTGGATTTACTTCAGGGACACCCACTGCATCCGGTGTGTTCTCATCTACTGGTTCTTTTAGTGGTGTGGGCCAAAATGCTCAACCTAATTATAATATCAGTATGGATGCCTCACATACTCATGCGTTCACTACAGCCTCAGCAGGTGTGTCTGGAACTAACGCCAACCTCCAGCCGTACATCACAGTTGCGATGTGGAAACGCACGGCATAAATGCCTGACAGCTTAACGCCTGACAACATGATTCAGCATCACTTCTCTGAAGGCTTATACGCCAAGCAGATGACTCTCCCCAAAGGATCATTAGCTTGCCAACACAAACATACCTATGACCACTTGAGTATCTTAGCTCAAGGTAAGGTCAGGGTATTGTTTGACAACGATGTAGTAGAGACATACACAGCCCCTGCTTGTATCAATATTGTTAAAGATGTAAACCACACCATTCTAGCATTAGAGGATTCAGTATGGTTCTGTATCCATCAAACCGAGGAAACTGACGTGAATAAAGTAGATCAAGTTTTAATCAAACAAGACAAGAAAGTAGAGGCTTAATATGCCAGCATCATGGATCAGCGGTGGCCTTGGACTCTTAGGCGGCATTCTTGGCGGTAACTCTGCCGAGGACGCAGCACAGACATCCGCTAACGCACAACTTGAAGCTGCTCGTGTAGCAGCAGAAGCACAGAAGTTCCGTCCAGTGGGTGTCACTACCCGCTTCGGTTCCTCTAACTTCACAATGTCTCCTGAAGGTTATCTTCAGTCGGCAGGCTACGATGTCTCCCCTGAAGTGGCTGCAATGCGTGATCGCTTGCTGTCTCAGGCAGGTGGTGCAGGTATGCAGACAGGTGAGCAGGCTCAGGCAGCTCAACAACAACTGTTTGGCTTAGGTCAGCAGTATCTGGCTCAGTCTCCTCAAGAGGCTGCACAGAACTGGATGCAGTCTCAGCAGGCTCTCTTGCAGCCCGGTCGTCAGCAGGCACAGGCAGGCTTGACACAGAATCTGTTCAATACAGGCCGTGGTGGTGTTGCAGTCTCTCAAGGCGGTATGATGGGCGCTGCTAACCCTGAACAACAGGCTCTCTTGAATGCTCAGATGATGCAGGATATGCAGTTGGCTGCACAGGCACAAGAGCAAGGAAGAGCACAGACTACCTTCGGTGCAGGTTTGTTCGGCACAGGCTTAGACTTGGCTACTGCTGGCTATAACCCACTGAAGTCTCAGTTTGGCTTGGCTCAAGGCTTGGAATCTGCTGGCCAAGGTGCTCTGGACTTGGGCTTGAACATTGGTGGTCGTTCCTCTCAAGCAGGCGCTAACGTGGGTCAGACATTGTTCGCAGGCGGCACTAACGCTGCTCGTGCAATGGAGTCTGCTAACGCCTACAGTCCTCTAGGATCTACTATTTCAGGTCTGGCGAACAACAGGCAGTTCACTCAAGGCGTGTCTAACTGGATGAGCCCTTCTTCGGGACAGTTTCAAGCTGACCCTAACGCCTACGCTTTTGGCACACAATCTTGGGAGTGATACATGGCTGAAGTAGTTAATAGTTTATTTGGGATCACTCCAGAATCCCTTCAGGCACAGCGCGATCAAGCCTTGCAACAAGAGGCTATGCAGTACGCTAAGATGGATCCTTTCCAACGAGCTACCGCTGGCATCTACTCAGGCGCTAGTCGCTTGGGTGGTGCATTGGGTGGTATGCTTGGTGCTCAAGACCCTGAGATGCAGAAGGCTGCTGCTTTGCAGAACATTATGAAGCAGGCCAATACAACAACCCCTGAAGGTTTGGCTACGCTTGCTCAGACACTCGGTAGTCAAGGCTTTGGGCAGCAGGCTATGGTTGTGATGGATCAGGCTCGTCAGGCACAGCTTCGAGCAGCTCAAACAGGTAAAGCTGTTGCTGAACAGAAGAAAGTAGAACTGACTACTGTTCAAGAAGAGAAGCTTCGTGCAGAGTTGGCTGCTCTGGGCCCTGACGCAACAGAAGAGCAGTACTTGCAGGTCGTCCGTAAGTATGGCGATCCTGATAAGATTATGACAAGCATTCAGACAACACAGTCTCGCAAAGACGCTGCTGATGCTAGGATTGAAGCTGCTAAACTTGCTGCTCAGAATCGTCTTGATGTTGCTGCTCAACAAGGCGCTACACAAGTGCAGATTGCTCAGATGGCTGCACAGTCTCGTCAAGAGATTGCTCAGTTGACTGCTTCGTTGAAGCAAGGACAACAGACAACTAAGCCGTTGTCTCCCGGACTCCAGAAGGAAGAAGGCAAGGACTTAGAAGCTATTGATTCTTACACAGGTCAAATCCAAGCCCTTACTCCTGCTGTCAGCGCCTTGGCCCCTGACGCACAAGGTGTACGTAAGCTGGAACTCGGCCCTTTGAAGAATCTTAAGTATGAAGCTCAGTTAGCAGCAGGTAATTCGACACCTGAAGCTCGTGCTTATGAGGGTCTTAAGTCCGCTGTGGATACCGCTACTAACTTGCAGGTGAGTGCAGAAAAGGGCGTTCAGACCGATAAGGACGTACTGCGCTTCGCTAAGGCATTAGTTGCTTCTTACGGACGTAACGATACAGTCGCTACTTATGAGGCGTTGACACGCTATCAAAAGGCACTGGTACAAGCACAAGAACGTACTAAAGGTCGTATTGAGAGCCGCCGTAAAGCGCAAGGCGTAGGTTCTTTCTACGAGGGTTCTTCTCAAGGCCCCCAAGTAATTAAACTGGATTAAACTATGCCTATCTACGAATATAAAGGACAGCAGTATGATCTGGCTGATGGCTTATCCAAAGAACAGGCATTAACCAAGATTAAAACTCACTTGGGAGAGGTTGAAGCACCTGTCGGCGGAGGCCGTACAACGATGGCTAATGACCCGCGCCGTATGGACATCCAACAGCCTCGTTCTTTAGCTCAAGAGGCAGGCCGCCAAGCAGCAATGACAGGGAGGACTTTGTACGAAGCCTTCACTGCCCCTGCTACGGCAGTCTTGGACTTTGGCTCTGGTTTATATAATCTTGGAGCTAATTTGGTGGGCTCTGAATCACGCCTCCCTTACGCTTCTGAGAAGCAAGCAGCAATGCTTTCTCAACTGGCTCCTGCCCCTGAGACGACAGCAGAGAAGTTTGCACAAGGTGGTGTTTCTGCATTAACCAGTCAAGCAGGGTTGGCAAAGCTTGCTCCTGCGACAGCAGGGCAGTTGTCCCGTAGTCTTCCTGCTGCCGCTGCTGGCGGTGCTGTAGTAGAGCCTGCTGCTGAACTGACGACTGAGATTACTGGTAATCCTCTTCTTGGTCAGGCAGTAGGTCTTGGCTCATCACTTGTGGCGGGAGCTGCCGCAGGTAAAGCAGGCGGGATGCTAGAACCAAAAGCTAAGACTTTTACTATCCCTGAAGTTAAAGCTAGGGCA